TATCCATATGGTCCATAAATTGGATTGCCATCATATGCAAATCCCAATATAGGCGAGTGTGTTAAAACTGGTGGGACAACTTCAGAAGTTGATAAATTGTCGCCCAAAATAATTCTTAGAGACTTTGGATTTGCATAATGAGCATATCCATTATCCAAAAGTCTATTGTAGTTATCGAAGAGATAACCATAATTGCTGTCTAATTTAGATTTGTATTTTTCAAATCTATTGAAGTTCCATTCTTTTAGAAATGGAATAGCATTACCATCGCCACCAACGGGAATTATACGAACAATAACATTACCTTGAGTGTAAAAGCTTCCGCCAGAAATTTTTTCGAATTCAACTATTTCACCATTTGTATTGACAACTGAGTTATATTCAGCAAATCTTCCTCTTCCTGATGCATCAGTTATTTGAACGATTGGAGGAGTAGAGTAGTATTTTCCAGGATTATCAACTACAATACTAGTAATTTCTCCATTAGTAACAATTGCACTTGCTTCAGCATCATATCCAGATGTTATGAGTATGGTTGGATCTTCAATAAAGGTGTCTTCAGTATCAACAACAATACGATCAATAACTTCTCCAGTTAAAATTGCTCTTGCTTTGTTTGCTAATCCATCAACTAAAACAAAAGGTGGGTTTTTATAACCTCTTCCTTTGTTTGTCAATCTAATTTCTTCTAACGTTCCGTATCTGATACTTTCTTCATCCTTATTTCCATAAAGAGGAACGCCATTAACAAGTATACCTACATCTCTTTTTGGAGTCTCATAGATTTCGGTAGTTCTTATAGATTCTTTTCTAATTAACTTTAGAAGCTTCTGATCTTTTACTTGATCTGTAATTATAGATCCATCAAAAATTTTGTATGATGGAAAACTAGAACTAGCAATATAGTAGTAGTCATCATCTTCAAATATTGCAGATACATCTGTTTTTACTTGATCTAATGCAGTTTCTACACTGGTATTAGTAGGTGCATCAATAGGTGATCCTTGATTTAAAAACCATCTAGTATCATTTGTACCAAACTCTACAATTTTTGGATTGGAAGTTTCAAATCCTGGATTTGAAATCTGTATACTATCACCAGGGAATGAATAAGGAGATTCGCTTTTTGCTGAAATATTGTAAGATACACCAAGTGTCAATAATGATGCACTGGTATTTTCAATAATGACAGGTTTGTATACAAATTCTCCAGACTGATGATTAAGTGGACTTGTTCTGTTTTCAATTATAAACTGATTTACAGTCTTATCGCTAAAAGTAATAATCTCTTCGCCTATTAATATTTCACCAGATGGTGTCCGTCCTATAGTAGAGAATACATCTACTCTATCTCCAGTAGAACTAGAAGAACTTAAATCTGCTTCTAGTCTTGTTTTTGTAGAAATAGCAAATTCGCCATTAACAGTTTCTGGAGCTAGAATGATATTCCAAATTACTTCGTTATCGATAGTTCCTTCAATCTGAACATTATCGACAGTTGCAGAAGCATAATCATATTCAGACGTTGGACTTTGTACAATCTTTGTGCCAATAAGATCTTCTGGATTGCCAGACACTACTTTTACTTTTAGTGCATAAACATTAACCCAATCAGCCTTAGAAGCTTTATATGTAAAATCTTTTGGATTATATACTGATGGTTTATTATCAGCATCTCGTGCAACAATAGTATTGAAAATAAATTTAATCGAAGAATCAGTTCCTTTTGCTTTATAGAACTTGCTGATATTCTTGATTAAAGTTCTTTTATCTACTTCTCCACGCAAATACTTCTCGGGAAAAGAACCAAGATACTGAGATTCAAAGTTCTTTACTAAGGCATACAAGAAAAGATTGCTGACATTATAAACCACAGAACCAGCAGTATGTGATTCTACTTCTGTGGATTCAAAGTTAGATGCTGTGTATAGATCTCCTAGTGTAGTGTTACCACTTACACCTCTGTAACAATTCTCAAATTCTGTATCTGTTCTACTGGTGTAGAAAATAATCTCATTATTGATACGAATATACCCATTCTTCTCTGGAAATGATGATGCATCATTTACTACAATAGTCGTATCACCTTCTCCTACAGATACACTTAAAGTATCACTCTGTTTTAATAGATTCTTTTCATAATAATCAATATCAGCATATTTTTGAATATTGTTTATAATGTCTAAAGTTCCACCCTGAACTTCCTGAGCTTCGTAATACTTCTGTACAAACTTAGAAAATAGTTCGTATTCAGAAGAAATAAATTCAGGGAGCTGGGACTCAATTAGAGTTGAAATCCTCTTAGTCTTAACAGCAGGCATTTACTTTACTCTTTGTATGCGGTGAAACTTGAATTCGCTACATCAACATCAAGGTATACTTCGCGAAGTGCCTTGATATCATTAGACAGGGGTTTTACTCTAACTGAGATTCTGTTATCAAAGAAACTACCTTTGATAATGGTTAAACCGTACATTTTTAACTCACCTTTTGCATAATCAATATCCCCGACTTCCTTGTCAAGGACAACTTTTTCGCCAGTTAAAGCATCTAGTCTATATAGGACGATTTTGTCATCCCTGTCTTCTAAGTAAACGTCAAAATTGGGGTACTCAGTAACCCTAAATCCAGTCGATGACAAGACAGGACCATCACAATCTCTATCAAATGCATTCTGGAAACATAGCTCATAATAGAACGTAGAGTTGAGCTGTGGATAGAAGTCTTTCCTCATGATAACTTCTGTCAAGTTAGAATTGATACTACGATCAGCATCATCAATAACACTAGTAATTTTACTATACCTAAATTTACCGTTGAACTGCTCTATATCGGAAAGGTCAATATAGTCTTGTACAGATCCAATTACTTTGTCTCTAATTTGTGTTGGAGTCTGATCAGTGATATTACGATTGTAGAAAATTTGACTCTTAATCTCTACAAACAAAATCGAAGGGTCAATTAATACTGGTTCTACAGAAGCAACCACATATTTCTTCAAACTATCAACAATTTCTTGTTTTGTTAGAGAAGAAAGATAAGATGCATTCTCTGGCTTCAATACGATAAAAACTTTACCATACTCTGGAGGGACCTGTTCTTCGCCTCCAAAGATGATTACATCACTGGTGGCAGGATATACCCTACGGACGATTGCAGCGTAGTCCTGGGCGGTTACAGCGCGGTCCTGAGCGCCATATGACTTAGGAGCGTTATACTTGATCTTCTTTAAAGTCTCAGCATTCTCTCCACCAGCTGCAGCAACAGTAGAATTGATAGTTACATCAAATGCATTTGGAGATACTCCACTTGGATTTTCAAGAACACCTGAAAATACAAATACCCTAACCCCATTAGATTCTGGTCCGTTTGTGTTTAGGAAAGAAACTTCAACTCTAGATCCATTTTCTAAGCTTCTTCCTAAAACCCCATCACCAAAAATTAATTCATATCTACCATCTTCAATTTCATCAACGAAGAAAATCTTCGAGTCGCTATCCACATCAAGGATATTATCAGCAACTAGATATTCCTCACTAAATGATCCACCTGTTGGGAAAACGTTTACCCTAATAGTACTAGTATCGATATTTTGGTTATCGAGAATGTATCGTTGTGATTTTAATGCAGTATTGACAGTAAATGTGTTAGTTAATTGTGTTCCTTCTAATAAACGAACATCTGTAAATGTTGCAACATCATTTACTACTTGTGCTGTAACATCTTCTGGTGTAACATACTGATAAATGTTATTATCATATGAAGCAATAAATCCCGTTCCTTTTCTTAAAAGGAGCTCTGTATCGGTCGTGGGATTCTCGTATGCTACACTAAAAGAAACATATGCAGTTGGTGCAGTAATACTTTTGGGTCTGTACCCTAACTGCTTAGCAATCGCCACTACGTTGTCTCTCAAGGTGGCAGAATCGATAAACAGTTCATTTACCACCATATTGGTGTTAAACGCTGTATAATACGTATTATAAGCGAGGGTATCAATCAACGTTGATAATGCAGATCCCTCAAAATCATAATCAGTAAAATCTGAATTTGCTCTGAGATAATCCTTCAGAGCAAATTTAATATCTTCAAAGTCTAAGTTGGCAACCTGAGTATAAGGCATTATCGTGTACGCTCTAGGAAGAATTCTACAGCTATCGGTGCATCATCTCTGCCAACAATTGTATATGATAGTTCTACATCATATCCATTATTAAGTAAATCAGGAAAACATGCAATATTATCTACAGAAACTCTAGGTTCGTATGCATTTAATACATTTCTGATTTCTGATCTGATAACGTTTGCACTACCATAATCAAGTGGTTCAAATAACATTCTACGAATACCAGATCCCAATTGAGGTTGAAATGGTCTCTCTCCCTTCGCAGTAAGAAGTAAGGCAGTAATCGACTGAACGATAGCTGCCTTATCTTTCACTGTTACCAAATCATCGGAAACAGGATGCTTCTTAAAAGTAACACTCAGGTCTTTGAATGTCTCAAAGGTTGGCATTTAGACACAGCAACAGGCTGTTACTATTTATTCACTTGCCGCAAAACCCGTCTGCCCACTCCTCTTGGTTGTCAAAGATTTCACCTTCTTTGACATCTTTCATTTTTTTAGCTCTCTTTAAATGAGTTTCGCTATCAGTTTCGGTAATAAGAGTCATTCCCGACTCCTTGAAGTCTTGACTCTTATCTACTCTTTTGTCCATTACTGGTCTCCGTCCGTAGTTTTCACTCAACATAGTTAATTTATAAAGGTATTCCAGTGATTATTTGGTCGTTCCCACCAAAAATGAAGATCTTCAACTTTATCATCATAGTAAAGAGATACTAAATCACTCTTGAACTTACTACCAATATTCTCACAAAGAGATAATGTGTAGTAATTTTTCTCAGTAAATTTTTCCATGCATTCGGTAATCCATGTGTAATTACCTCCACGAATGACCCCTGCTTCACAGAGGACAAAGTTATCCCAGTCAAGAACCCAATCTGCAAAATTAATTTCGAAATTAACTCTATAGCTTTCTTTTGATTCATCTGGGAATGGCACATTCACTGACTCAATATGATAACACTCACCATCTTTTGATAGTGCATGTGATAAATGTTGAGTTACAATACCAGAATAATCAGGAGAGACACACAAAAAACAAGTTCTACTTGGATGAATACTCCAATTACTCATTTGAATTTTATATGTCATCTCCTGTATTAGTGCCATCTCTTTGTCTTGTGAAATAAACAGGAGATCTTTCATTACTTGCCTTGTCCGCGATACTTCTTTTTAGCTTTGTTACGACTCGTTGCAGAATACTTGGTATTCTTGCCCATACCTTGACGAGTGCTCTTGGGAGTAGATTCGATGACCTTTTGACCCATCAGACCGACTTTGCTTCGTGCCATAGTGTTTTATCAATTGACTCCCCTATTATACAGGAGGAGTGATCCCACTGTCAACCACAACAGTAAATGCACCTTGTCCCGTCATCTTACCAGATGGTCCGAACACACTGACCAGATCACTTCCAATCACTGCCATCGGTGTACCATTCACTATCACTGTTGGAGACCCTGTAGCAATAGTATCAGGATGCAAATCTCCAGCTGGTGGTGGAGCTGGAATAAAAGCAAAATGAGGATATGTGGTGTCTCCTACCTTATGTACAGGTCTACCGTTGATTATAACGTTTGGTGACATGCCAGCAGGAGGGGGGACAAAACCTACCGCACCCCATACACCATGTCCAGTGGTAAAATCAATAGGTGACGCTAATGCTGGTGTATTACTAAGCATTTATTGTTCCCGTAGATGGTAGTATAATTGGTTTTGGGTCTGTATTGACATTCGTTAATGCATAATTAAATCGATCGATACTATACGTGTTATCTAAATTCACTGTCATATGACACAATATAGGTGTATATATTGTCGGACATAACACCTCTAATACACTAAGACTTAAATTAAATGGTGCTGCTGTTAATATACCGCGATCAAATGTTTCGAATGGTATCGTGCCCGTCCCATACGGTGGTGATATGTACTGTACTGGTGCAATATAACTCTCAACCATAATCGTAAAAAAGAATCGTAACTTCCTGATCTCTGATCCTTTCCTACTAATAATACCAGTGGCTTGTCTGATATATCGATCCATTAATGGAGCTTCTAATATCTCGGCGTCATCCTTGGTCTCAGGATAAAAATTATCATAAGTTATCCCAGTCGGCAACGGTTTATCGATGACATCACTATCAAACGCTACACCCTTCGGTATATCTTCGGTCCTTATAAACTTCGAACCATCGGAGCTAAACTTCACTAAGGCATTCTCATATCTTAAAATCCACTCACGATCAAAAAAATGTTTCTCAGTAAAATATCCTGAGAGGTCTGCAGTAATACTCAACCCGACTCCAGGACTCCCTAGTGTGTTATTGCTAGATGCTGTTGCAATCTCTGTAGGGTTTAATCCTAATGCATTCGCAAAGTTAATGTGTGGACATGAGATCTTGTCAATCGCCCAGTTCTCAGAATTCCTCAGTTCGATTTCAGGTTCAACTTCAGTGCCATCCTCTGCAGTCTCTGAGAACGTTCTGAAAGGGTCTGATTCTGCGTTTGGATCCTCTAGGATACACCCAGAAGGAAAACCACTTAAAGACGCCTCCAAGGGTCTTGCATAGACCTTAGAGAGCTTCTCTAGCGACAACGTTGGAATGACTGTTATCGGTAATTGGAAATATTCATACGTTCTGATGAAATCATCCCGATCTGATAGCGTACCATTCGTTAATAACTCTACAAATGCCTCTAGAGTCCTCTCAGGCAACGTTACGTCCTTCCAACTAGGACGTAACTCCACTGCCCCAAATGGCGTTGCTATAGCGTCTAATCCACGTCCAGCAATATACTCTAACGTGTCTGGTAATGGATATGGCCCTACACTAATATTATTTGGTACTATAGCTGCCATCTAATGCCTTAACGCGATTGTGCAAATAATCTAACGTCTCTGAGAGGGTTTCGTAGTTAGCTTCCGAGGGGCGGCGGTACATCAACGTTGGGCGCTCCAATTGCGATATCCGTTGGTCCAGGCTCTGCAATCTCTCGGACAGCTCTAGGAGTATTCTCTCCATTTTCTTCTGCTGCTCTTGTAACTCTTCCATCATTTTGGTCTCCTCTCATAAATGCCTCAGCGGCGCGTCCCTCAAAAGCATCGCAAAATTCATCAAAGTTATTTACAATATCTTCAAAGCTCTTAAAAAGGTTTTCACTCATTTTTTTGCTGGGAAATTTTTTTGGTTTTCAAGGTTTTAAAAAAACCATTTCGTAAAATATTTATCGGTCGCTGGGAAACGTTTGTAGGTTAGAAAGACGGTACTTTTTTGAGGTTATCGCTCGGGCCGCCTAAGTAACAAATAAGGGGGACAAATAACTGTCCCCTGGGTATCACTTAGCAGTCGCAATAGTTCTTCTACACTGTCGCTCAATCTGCGCTAATGCATAATTATCAGATGGTGTCGCTGAGCATACCTGAATGAGATTAAGTTTGCGATGTCGATATTTCATGTGTTTAGATTTACTCTCAAAGATGAAACCATACTTCAACATGATTGCATCAACTTGTTTCTGATATTTGCGTGTGTTCATGATCAATCAGTGCAGCAGAGTTCTTCTAACATTTCATCCATTTCTGCACGATCGATGGCATCATCCTCCCAGTGCAATCCATCGCCATTATAGTCACCGTACACCTGCAAATATGGCACGAGACGATCATATCCAGAGTGACCATAAATGCGAGCGGTGCGATACAACGTCTCATCAT